AAATCCCCGAGGATAGGAAGCCTTGTGATGTCTGACAGCGCCAAAATCAAAGAGCTTATTGAGATAGGCTCGAATGCTGCTACGCTGGTTCATGCGCAGCATGCCGCCGCGTCCAAACTTCTTCATTTCGACGGAGAGGTCTATCCGCGCGATGGTTGTGCGATCACGCTCTCGACGCTTTTGCAAGAAGCGGGCATTGACGTGCCGGATACTTACCAGGCCATTATGCTTGGCCGGGAGCTGGCTAAGCGTGGATGGGAAAGAATCGCTATCGGCAATCAGATGACTGGCGATGTCGCATCGACCTGCGGGGCTGCGCCAAGCCATGGATCGGATCACATCTTCCTTGTTCTTCAAGCGATGGGGAAGGATGAAATGGTTATCGCGGACAACCAAGCGCACGTGCCTCATTTCCGCTGGGCAAGCGGGAAGGGCGGCAAGACGCCAGTCAAATTCTTTCTGAGGGCTCCGGCATGACTGTCTTGGTAAATTGGCAAACTACAGGTATCGGATTACTTACCATGGCATGGGCGGCTCTCGATGCGTGGCACAATGGCCATATATCCGATGCCGATCAGGCCGCATTTTTGACGGCGACTGGTCTTATCTTTGCGAAAGACCACAATAAATAGGAGTTGAAATGACGGCTATAAGTGAAGTTACACAAGATCTCGGAACGCTTTTCCAGGGCGGTGCTTTCGGAGGCGGCGTGGCTGGGCAGATTGCCCAATCGGTTGCTGTTGGAGGCACTGGTTCTGCAATCATTGCTTCATTGCAGCACCCCGATGTGCTGGCTAAACTTGATCCTCTTGGGGTGCTTAATATTTTCCACCCCTCCGGGACGACCGCCCCACCGACGACGCCTGTCACGCCCGCGCAACAAGCGCAGCTTGTAGGGCTGAACCCTGCCAATAAGACCTTCACGTTTTCGTGGGCCGTTGCTAACCCGACACTAGTCCCGCTTTATCAGGGATCCGGCTGGACGCCTATTTCCGGCTGATGGATATCGCGCAAGTCCTCGATATTTTGGCTCAAGCGTTCTCTGGCGCCGCGGCCAAGGATATCGAGATCAAGACAGCCGAGGACGCCTTAAAAATCGTCCTCGACTTCAATCCGGAATTGGAGATTGGCATTGACAGCCTTCGGCTGCTACTAGACTTTTTCACTCTTTTGAGGGAGCATACCGCCAAGAAAGCGGGACCGGCTCAATTGCCGGGGCCGCCGCTAAATGTTCCATATCCAGCGAAGACCTGACCGATGTCCGCGGCTCCGCCTCTCATCCCTCTCTATGTCCGGGTCTCTACCGATCTGCTTTTGCAGACCTTCAACGGTCTGATTAACGACATTAATTCGCGCATTCAACAGCTCTCCGGCATTACGACAAACTACGTCGGAGCCTATGCTGTTGCTTCCCTCCCCGTCTCTCCCGCGGCCTATTCCGTGGCCTTTGCCACGGATGGATTGAAGCTCGGGGAAACGACAGGCAACGGAACAGGAATCCCCGTCTATTACTCGAATGGCGAATGGCGGTCCTATGCCACGGACGCGACGGTGGAGTCATGAGAAAGCTTCTCGCCGCCCTCGCTCTTTTCATCGCAAGCCCCGCTCTCGCGACGGACCCACCGAACAATCTTCCTGCGAATTCCTTTCTGGCATCCCCATCGAACACGACGGGGCCGCTTGCCGTCCGGACAATGACGCTTACCGACATTCTCGCGGGGGCTGGCTGCTTAAACGGATATGCCCTCTACGACAATAGCGGGGCTGTGGGATGCCAGGCGTTTCCCGCGAGCAGCCTCAGCACGTCCACGGCAATCTCGGGCTTTCCGACGAGCGGGTATCTGCTCTACGTGAACGGAACCAGCCTCGGATTTGAGGCGGTTCCGGCTTCTACGCTAATCGGCGCCTCGACACCGATCTCGGGGATATGCCTAAACGGCTATGTGCTGTATAACAATTCTGGCACGCTTGCGTGCGAGGCGGCGGGCGGAACCGGCACGGTCACATCATCTGGAACGCCAACAAGTGGGCAGATCGCCACCTTCACGACATCGACGAACATTGTCGGCAATACCAATGTTTCTGTGCCGGGCACCCTTGGCGTAACGGGCAACACAACATTGTCAGGCACGCTTGGGGTGACTGGCAATTCGTCGCTCAGCGGCACACTTGGAGTGACAGGCCTATCAACTTTGACGGGCGGCGCGACAATTCCCTCCATTGTGAAAATCACCGGCGGCTCGCCATCCGTCCTGAATCTGTGTTCGTCTCCTCCAACCGATGGGGATTTCTTTTCGAGCGCGTCACCGGCGCTCGACGTCTGCCCAACCGTATCGTCGGGCCTGCCAGTTTATGCTTCTCAGTACAATAAGACGACATCGGCGCAGAACGCGACTATTCCGGAGTATTTTTTCGTCCTCGACAATGTGTTCAACTCAGGAACCTCGCCTCTTTGGACCGCGACGACATCCTATGTGAGCGGCAACTATGTGGTGAACGGGACAAATCTCTATCAGGAAATTACCGCGACCTGCACGTCGGCAGGGTCAGGCGGGCCAACTGGCACCGGCTCGAACATCGCGGACAACACATGTCATTGGAACTATATGAATCCATCATATTACGCGCAAAAGACTGGTTTTTTCAATTCTTGCACGACGGGTTCCGCGTCTCCAAATGCCTCTTGGTGCTCGGCCGAGGATTACGTTGTCGGCCCAAGCGACACTGGCTGGTTCCATATCAACAAAGAGCTTGATATGACCAATAGCACCGGCCGGGCGCCGTCATCCACGAATATCCTGAACACGCTCTCCCTGTCAGGCAACATTGGCGCCTATCCGATCACTGCCGACATCAATTTTTTTCATCCCGCCAATGGATCGAGCTTCGCCGCCTTGAATGGCCTTATGTTCGCGGGCGGTTTCATGTATCAAAATTCGACGATTGCTGACGCAACCACGAATGGGGTGCTTGGCATTGATCTTTCGTCCGCTGCATATTCGTCCGCGCTCGCGATGAAGATAGGGAACACTTATAACATCGGATGGTTGAATTCGTCTGCGCAATTCACGCTCGGGTCACACGGAGCTTTAATCGGGAACGCGAATATCAACGAAACTGTGTTGGACAATTACGATACCGGCACGTTCATTTTTAGGGGAAGCGGATTCTCCACAGTCGCGGAAATATCCCCGTCCGCGCTCTTGTTCGAGGGGCATGTATCGAGCATTGGTGGCCCGCCAATTGTCTCATCCTGCGGCACGGGTCCTTTAACGTCCGTAGACTTTAACGACACGCACGGGACGATCACGGAAGGCACCACGGCGACAGGATGCACCATTACGTTCAAAGACGTTCATAACAATGCGCCTGATTGCGTGATCTCGTTCCAGACACAGTTACCCGCCGCGCTCACCTATTCAACATCGACTACGGCCCTGACGGTCTCGAACACTTCAGCGACAGGGGACAAGTTCTCTTACGTGTGCATGGGGAACTGAAATGCCGCTTAAAAAAGGAAAGTATAAGAAGGTCTTTTCCGATTGGCGGGCAAAGCGGGGCGCGCCGGAACCAAGCGAGGCAAAATACAAGAAGGGGCTGGCCGAATTGACCAAATTTTGGGAGAAGGCAAAAGAGGAGAATGCAATAAAATGTATTATGAAAGGGAAAAAGATAGCAGCTTTGAAGGATTGATCGCCAAGGCAACCATATGCACTTATGGGTTTAGCTACACGATCGGCGGCAATGATACGAGACTGATTGTTGCCAATGGTGTAAGCTTAGATCATTATGGCTGTTATCAAGGCATCCGTATTATCTCAAAGTCCGGGAAACGAAAATGATCTGCGCTGCCGCATTCCTGCTTGGTCTGTGTGTTGGCGCAGCAAGCTTCGCATTTTCTCTTTTAAAATGGCCTATCTTGACGTATTGGTTTGCGGCTATTTCCTTCTATTACAATTCGGAATGACGACTCATGGCGCCGCCAGACATCCGCATCAATTCAAGTGGCTGGATGGTGATATTAACGGGCGGAATTCTATGGGCGGCGGTGGTGACATTTGGCTGGTCGCTGGTCAATCCGCAGCCAGCTATCGAGCGAACCGTGACAGACGTCGCAACGCTGCGGGCTAGCAATGCCGCGACGGTTGAGTCCATCCGGCGGCTCGACGGGGAGATCGGCGCGCTGCGTGATCAGATGCGCGATCTCGGAGCCGAAATCAAAACCCTGAACAACAATCTATGGGATTTGGCGGCCCAAAGAGGTTTGAAATCAAAACAGTAGGCAATTGCCTATTCTTGACGGACCGGTAAGACTGCCGTAGCATGGTGGTGCGATTGGCTGCCGTAAGCAGCTCTCACCCGCGATTTGCCAACGTAATTGGCCGAAGGGAAACAGTATGATTGGTGATGATGACGATGACGGCATCGACCTTGCGGGCGGTGCTGGGGCCGAAGGCACAAGCGATCAGGCGGCAGCCGGTGATCAGCAGGACGATAATGCGGCAGACGCAACACAGGATGATCAACCCGGCGGCTCAGCGCCCGCCGATGTTGGCCGTGCTCAGCGCCGCGAAGATTCCATCCGGGAATTGCTCGCCGAACAGCGCCGCCACCGTGAGGCTCTTGAGCGCCGCGAAGCCGAGCTTGCCGCGCGTGAGGCGCGCCTTAATCAACCGGCGCCGGTCGATCTTGCGGCAATGGACCCGGAATCGCGGCTTACATACCACCTTCAGCAAGAGCGGCAAGAGCGCACAAGCCATGCCATTTCTACCAGGGCTGAAATCGATCAACTCAAATTTTCCAATTACATCGCTCGCAATCCTGAATACGCCAAGTATGAAGAGCGGGTTGAGCAGCTCTATCAGCAAGGTCTTAGGAATGCTGCGCAAACCGGAAATGCAAGCGCGCTCACGCCGCGCGAGCTTCTTCTCGATATTCTTGTCGGGCAAGATGTGCGGAAAAACGGCGCGAAGGCGCTGAAGACGGCGCAAGCGCGAGGACAGGCTAATATTCAACGGCAGACCACCAAGCCCGCGAATCTATCGGGGAATGTTGGGAAGACGAGCAAACAGGAACTAAGCCCAGCGCAAGCCGCTCTGCAGCGGTTGTCAGGGGCCGGGCAGGTTCCGCCAGGATACTACGGGGACAGGTAGCCGTCCCCGCTTTTAACGGGGGATTGAAATGCCAGTTAATACGACGGCGACATTTGCGAGTGACGTGCGGCTTGCAATCGCAGAAGACCTTCTCCCCCTTTCCCAAAACTATCTTGTCGTCTACCAATTAGGCGAGCCGTGCGAAATCCCTAAGGGGCACGGTAACACCCTCACAAAAATCCGCTATAACCGCATTCCGCTGCCGTTCGCTCCCCTTCTCGAAGCGGTTCCGCAAAATTCATCGCCCATGGCGATCTCGGCCGTTACGATGGCAACCCAGCAATGGGGCGGCTCGCTTGAGCTTTCCGATCTTTCGACTTACCGGGTCGCTCATGATGTCGTCTCCAAGGCCAGAGAGCTTATTGCGATCCAGGCGGCCGAAGTCATGGAGCGCAACACGTTCAACACGCTCATGGGCTTTACGCAAATCAACACGGTCAATGGTGTTGGCTCCGTCTTTGCCTTGAACGCCAACGATACTCTCGGGATCTATGATTTGACCCGCGCGGAAGTTCAGCTCCGCAATCTCGGTGCTTACCAATGGATGGGCAACGAGGAAGTCAACCCGAAGTTGGACCCGCATCAAGATTCGGATGCAAAATCCCGGAAAATGCCGTCGCCTCATTACATCCTCGTTTGCCACGATTTTGTGGCAGGCGATCTTCGCACCCAAAGCACGTTTGTTCAGGCCGCCTCTTATTCAGACATCAACAAGCTTTACAACAATGAAGCCGGGCAATGGTCTGGCTGCCGCGTCGTCTCGACAAACTTTGTTCCCTATTTCACGGGACAGGCGGCGATCAGCGGATCTCCGCTTTCCTCGGGCGGCACTCTTGCGGGGCCGACTTACTACATCATTGTCACGCTGTCCGATCCGATGCGGCAGTATGAGACGATCATATCTCAGGTGTCTGGGGCCATTTCCGTCACCGGGCCTAACGGCGCCGTTTCGGTCATTCTGCCGTCCAGCTCTTATACGTACAATGTCTACATTGGGACATCGACATCGCCGGTCAATCTCGGCACTTGCGTTGCTGGACCGACGAGCGGCCCTTATCAGGGCATGGCAACTCAGCTCGCGGGCGGCCAGACGGTCACAATTACGGGCATCGGAACTCCGCAGGTTCCCCCTGCTCCCGTCGCCACGGGCGTCACTGTTTATCCGTCTTGGCTTATCGCGAAGTATGCCTATAGCCAAATCAAGTTGAAGGACATCGAAATCAATTATCTCGGGCAAGCCGACAAATCGGACCGCTACAATCAGCGGCGTGTTGTAACCTGGCTAGCTGATTTCGGGACCGGTCTCGATAACAACACCTATGCGATCAGGATCATGAGTTCATCGCAATTCTTCACGACGTACTCGTAAGGAAAGAGTGCAATGGCTCTTAGAACCCTAGGCACGGCTTCCACAACGTCGCTCAAATGCCTCGTCTGGTATCCTGGCGGGATGTCAACGACGGACGCTGCCGCCCTCGCCGCTTACATGGTGCCGGATCAGCAGCCAGGAAATTCGAGCGCGATAAATGGCCGGAACCAAGGATGGTTCAAGGCCAACGGCGGGACAGGCGGCCAATTGTATCTGCCTGACCGCAACTGCTGGATAAAATTGCTCCCCGGAGACGTTGTGGCGGTGGACACTCAAACCGGCTGGCCTATTCTTGTTTCCAAAAAGGCCGCGGCCTCCAATCCTGCATGGGTGCTAACCTAATGGCGATTAAGAAAGTCACCGAAGAAATTACGCTGCAACCGTCCGATGCGGAGATCCCCGAGGACAGAATTGCAGAGCTTCGCCGAAAGGCGCAAGCAGAAGCTCTCGAGGCAAGGCGCAAGAAGCTTGAAGATGATGCTTACAAAATCATGCTGGAGGAAGAGCGCGCAAGGCTTGACCCGGCTGACGAAGTGGTAGAGATCGACATCGACGTCCCGATTGTCAATATCGTGGACCCATGGACACAGGCGCCGGGTGTTTGCATCGATGGTGTCAGATACATGATGGAACGGGATTCGACCGGCGCATGGGCTCCAAAATCCTATCGTATGGGGCGCAAGCGCGCGGAAATGATTAATCATGCGATCCACAAGGCATGGTTTAACGAAATACGGGCCGGGCATCCAAATCGCGATACCGAACATTTCAAACGGCCCCACGTAAGCGCAATTAGGAATCAGGCGGTTCAAGTATGAGCACGAAAATAGTTGATCAAGGCGAGGCAGTCATCGGGTTCAATTACCAGGCGCAAGTTGACAGTAAAACAGTCATCGTTTTCCAGGCGCATGTGTCCCGCGATTGCAGGCAGGAAGAGCTTGATGATGCGGTGGACAAATTGCGGCTAGCGCACGAGCGGCAGCAGAAATTCTCCGGGCTCAAAGGGCTGAAGATTGATCTCGAGAATACCGAACGGCGCATCGCGGCGGTGAAGGATGAAATCTCGCGGCTTCAGCAGCGCTACAATACCAAGGCGCAATCATATGCTGGCCGCGGCGAATATGAGGGGATGACCAAGCCAGAGGAAGATTCTCTGAATTGCAAAGTCGATCAGATGAAGAACGATGAGCAGTCGGCCCGTCAATTGCGCGAGCAAATCAAGGCCTTGGAAATCGAGCTTGGCGTCATTCAAAGCAAGGCATTGGCGGCGGAATAATGCTAACGACAGCCCAGCTCATCACTCTCGCGTGCCAAGACGCGCGTAGACCCGGCTCCAACGGAAGCGGCATGTCGGTGGTCGCTGGGCAAAAGTTGAATCTGATCCTCAATGAGCTTTGCATCGTCTACGATCTGCCGCTGAATATCGTCCCCTTCACGGTGACGCTGACCGGCATTCCGGCCGGCCCGCCAGGCTGGCAAGGCGTGACCGGCGGGATTGGCCCATATCCGCTACCGGCCAATTATCTCCGCATGGCGCAAGACGAAGTGCTTTTCAGCTTCGAGGGCACGCCCTTCAAGATGATCAATGTGGATCTGTCCGAGATCGATTTCTCCGGGCTGCTACCGCTCAACACGGATTATCCGACATGCTGGGCTACCGATTTCAGCACGGTTGAGACGGCCGGGGCGCCAAGTCTCTATGTCTGGCCGCCGCCTACGGGAGCGATCGTTCTTGACTTGAGGGCCTATACGCTCCAATCGGACATCTCAACGCCGGAAAGTGGAACGGGCCAGACGCCGCAATTCCCGCTTCAGAGCTACCTTTTGGCGCGGCTCACTGGCGATTTGATGGAGCCGGACCCGCGCGCGGACCGGTTTTACAAAAAAGCCGAGATGATGCTGCAGAAATATCTCATGACGGTGGACGACAATGAAGGCCGCGCCATGGTCATGAAGCTTGATCAAAGAATGTGGACGCCCAAAGGGTCTTGGGATAGGCTGAAACCGACAAAATCGTTGCCGTGGTGATCTAGGGGGATGTGATGAAAGTAAGGATTTTAACGGCGCTGATGGCGTTCGTTGTTGCTCTCCCGCTCACCTTGACCGGGCTGGCAGTCTATGGCGCTTCCATCCCTCTCTTGGGGCCCGGCGCGGTGGAGGTCTCCCCTGATTTGATCCAATCGTATCTCAACAATCTCATCAACCAAATTAATCTGTTGGTAACTCCGGAGACGATTGCTAGCAACAACACCCCCCTGAACCTGCTCAACAATGGCGCGATGCTGGTCACTCAGCGCGGCACAGCGGCGGCAACGTGTGGAACCACCAGCGGCCCGGCAGTGACGGCTTATGGCCCCGATCGCTGGGCATGCGATGTCAATGTGTCGTCTGGCGCTGGATCGCTGTCCGTCACGACGTCATCCCCGACGCCCCCGCCTGGGTTCATCAACCAAGCGAACTTCTACCGGACGTCCGGGTCTCTTGCGCAGCCCCAATGCGTGGAGCAAGAAGTTCCGACGAAGACGGCAGTCTCCCTTCAAGGGCATAACGCGACATTCTCCGTCTGGATGGCTGGCCTTGCGAACATGCTGGCCGAATCCACGACTGTGAACATGTACATCTTCACGGGAACGGATACGGACGGCGGCCTCGGGGCTTCGGCGATCTATGGTTCCGCCGTCGGCATGACGGCCTCGCCCGCGATTACGCCAGCATGGACCAATATCTCATCGTCGATCACGGCCGCGCAAACGATCTCATCCACCTATGCCCGTTACAGCGTGACCGGGCCGATCCCGACCGCGACCACGGAAATCGCCGTTGCGCTTTGCTGGACGCCAACCACGGGCGGCACGTCCGGGACCACAGATGGGTTTGTCTTCACCGGCGCACAGCTCACCCCTGGGCTGGCTCCTGCAATCTATCAGTTCAAAACTTACCAGCAGGAATTGGCCGACTCTCTGGCCTATTATTATCGCCAGATTGAGCCAGCGGCGGGCGTGCCATCCGGGTTCACGGGGACGGCCGTCTCGACTACGGTCTGCTATCTCCAGCGGGCTTTCCCGGTTCCGATGTATGGAACCCCTGTCTTCTCGCATACCGGCACGTTCTCGACGTCCACCTGGGAAGTGTTCACGAATTCGACGACGGCGATCACCCTCACCGGCACGACGGCGATCCAGGCGGGCGTTGGGGCGAACACGCCTTACACTGCGATCATTCAAACTACGTCGCCGGCTTCGCTCACGGCTGGGTTTGGATGCGAGCTGGCGGGCGCAGGCGGGACGTCCTCGATCATCTGGAGCGCGGACTTTTGACGCCAACTCAGTTTGAGGAATGGTTAGGGGAAATGGAAGCGGAATGGCTCTTCAACGTTATGCATGGGGAGCCATTCGCCCCTCCTGAGAAGCCGGAAGAATTGCCGGATCCGGAATGGGGATATTTGAAAATCGTGCGTGTCATCATCACCGGAACCCCGAGGTAACGAATATGGCTCAATCCCTAGCGCCTACTCATGGCGGCCTCCACAAGGGCCTCAAGAAGCACAGTAAGTCGATGAAGGGAGGCCAGCACCAGGCTAAGCCCGTCATGAGCAAAAAAATCAAAGATCCGAAAGGCCCGAAAAAGGGCAAGATGGCCTAGGAGACAAGGCGGTGACGTGTGCCGAATCTCCAAATCACGCCTCACACATGCGCGGATAGCTTCTATTCGATCGCCGATGGCTCGCCCGCATCCATGGCGGCGTTGTCCAATCTGGTCCCGGCTCCGGATAGCGCCGATGAATGGGTCGGACGGCCAGCCGCTATCCTCTTCGCCAATTCCAACACGAAAACTCCCGGCTTCATTTCCTGCTATGTTGTCGTCGGGACGCATGTCCTCGGGCTGATCTCGTCATCACTCCATGCAGGGTACGATGAGCCGTTCTGCTACGATCTGCTTGGGAACGCCTTTCTCACGGTTTCCGGCATAACCGGAACCAATGTCCCGGTTTCCCCGCCAACGACCGGCGCATGGCAGCCGCCGCATGCCGAACTGATCGGCGTTTATGTAGTCCTGACATCGGTGGGCTATTCGGGAACGGGGACGAATTTCTTCGGCATGATCAACACGTCGAATTTCTCGGCCCTTACGTATAATTCCTATCAGATATCGGCCGGCACTGGCGGAACCCAGCTTCCCAGCGTCCCGGTATGGTGCACGCAGTTCAACTCGAGGGCCTATTTCTTCGTCAACCCGACGAATGCGCCGCCCGCCACGATCCTGACGGATGTCAACAGCCCTTCGACGTTCTTCAGCGGGACGACGGCGCCCTATAACAATGTCTTCACCTATGGCGGGAATTACACGCTGACATGCGGCGGCACCGTTTCGTTCGACAATCAACTCGGGGGCCAGACGCAATCCCTGATCGTCTTCCAGGGCGAGCGCAACATGTGGCAGGTGACGGGCGATCCAGCCGCCGTCGCGGCCAATGTGAACATCGACCAAGGCCCGCTCGCGATCAATTCGCTCAACGTTGCGACCGGCACGCTCGCTCCTAACACGGTTTGCCAAACCCCCAAGGGGCTCGCTTTTGTCGCGCCGGACGGCTTGCGGATCATCGACTTCAACGCGCATGTGTCGGATCCGGTCGGCTATGACGGCAAGGGGATTTGCGTTCCCTTCATGGCCTCAGCCGTCCCGTCCCGGATGTGCGCGGCTTGCAACTCGACCACGATCCGGATCAGCACGATCAACGGCGCTGTGATCAATAGCCCGCAGCAGGAATGGTGCTTCGATATCTCCCGCGGCGCCTGGCATGGGCCGCACACCTTCCCGGTCTCGTTGATTGCTTTCTATGGGATATCGTTCGTCGCGGCTCCGCTCGGTATCGGCGGCCTTTGGTCAACCGACGTCGTTCCGAACAGCAACTCGACCTACACGGAAAACGGGAGCCAGATTACCTGCACTTGGACCAGCGGATTCTTCCCGGACCGGCCGAAGATGACAGAGCTTTCCTCGGTCCGGTCCGTGATGTACCAAGCCTATGGGCCAGGGACGACGGTTTTCAGCGTTTCGGCGCTCGATGTGAACAACAATGTGCTGCCAGGAGGCTTTGCGCAGATGTCGTTCATGG